TATTATATATATATTATATGTATATACTAATATATAACTATAACCTATAATAATATACTAATATCTATATATATAATATATACATATATAAAACACTATAAAACAATCCCTCCCCACCACCACAACCCCCCCCCCTGCATCCCCGACTAAAGTGGAGGCAGTGGAGTCCCCGCCTCACAGAAAAAATTGATGCAATTCTACCCTCCCACCCCCCAACACCCAAGCCTTTTCCCATTTTTAAACCGACTTGAAAACTCCCTCACCGCAAGAGAGTAGCGGGGAAGTTGAGAGGGAAAAAAAGATGCAAAAATAGATTGACAAGAAGGGGAGATGGGGTATAATGTGGGTAGGTCGGAATTGGTTGGAGTTTAAATATGAAAAAAAGACTTGGAGAACACTATGTTTCGCCTGGGCAGACCCCAGGTGAACGACAGGACATGATGCTGGGGTGGAGGCTCGAAAGGGCTTTGCTCGATCTGGGGTTGAAAGCCCCTGAGAGAGTGGCCAGCCCCGCCACCCAACCTCCCCCGGAGGAGACAAGAGTGGACCCAGTGCCAGAGTGGAGACCCACGACAGTGCGGTCCATGGGAGATGTGAGAGAGTGGGCAGCTGCCCACCATTTTAGGTTGCCTTACCTGGTCCGGGTCTGGCCAGAGGTGGCTAGCTACAGGCTGGCCTCGACAGGCCATGAGTTTTACCCAGTGTGCACAGATGGTGTGCATGTTTGGGGAGAGACGGCGCTAGGGCCGCGGGAGGTCCACGCGTCCAACGTCGAAGGGTTGCATGTCGCGAGGCGAGAGGCCACTCCAGCCAGCCACCCTGGTAAAAAATCTACCCCACGCAAAACCAAGCTCACCCCCACCGAGGCCCTCGAGGCCAAGCTGGCGGAGGTCCTGGCCCAGCTGGGGATTGGAAAAGAGTAAAAACAACAAAACAGTAAAACATATGAACATCGTTAAGAAAGAATATTACTACATTATTGATGAGAGCAACCTCACAAATGCTCTCATGCTCAACGACGCTTTCGCAGGCACAGGGGTGGGTGGAGCAGCCACACCTAAAAACGATCCTGCTACCGGATTTACATTCGTTCTGCTGATGAACACAGACCCCAATGGGATGCTGATCTTCACTACTTACAACGAAGAGAACTTTCCAGAAGAACTCCAAGATCTTTTGATGAGCTGCTTGGCTCAGTTTGGAGCACCTCTCAAGGATTGACTTCCCTAGCCCTCGTGTCTGAGCAAGACTGTGTGTCCTTGCTCAGCAATGAGTCCTAAGTAAGTAAAAACAACAAAACAGTTATGAAAGCGAGAATCTTATACCTGGAAAACTTCACCATCCCGAAAAGCCTCCCCCACGCGGAAGACCTTAGGGATGCAGATGGCAATCTGTTCGATGACCCAATCTTCCGGGACTGCATCTATGAGGACAGTATGGGACTAGTCCTTCAGTCCCTCTGTGGGACCACCATCTTCCCACAGTGGTCCGATGATGGCACCCACTACACCATCCCCTCCGGCACCACCGCGACCTTCAGTGGCGCCTGGGCCGCGATGAATGCAGTCTGTGGGATTAGCTTCCCAAACTGCAAAGTCATCAACATCGAGTCCACATACGGGAAGTTTCAGACCCTCCATGGTTATGAGCTTGCCCGCAAATGTCTCCAGATGATCAAGACAGTAGAAGCTCAAGGACGTCTCAGCCTACTTTCACACGCCCTAAGTCCCCACTGTGACAGCCTTGGTAACTTCAAACCCTAGCCCTCGTGCCTGAGCAAGGACCACCCAGCCTTGCTCAGCAACGAGTCCTAAGCAAACAACAAAAACCCCTCCACCCATGTCCCCATCACTCGAAGACCGCCTCTCTTGGGCCGCTGCTATCCTCCTCGCCTTCCTACTCCTCGCCCTCCCATGGGTGCTGTGGAAAACAACTCACAACTAACCCACCACCCCCACCATGAAAGCGTGTAAAAACTGTTATTATCGCAATGGCCGTGACTTTTCATCCGCTCAATGTATGCTCTCTGACTACTACTGCGAGACGGAGCGCAAACATCCAACTGCGTGCGGTCTGGACTACGAGAGATGGCAGCCGCGACCTCCACGCCGAAGTCTGCGTCAATGGGTAGTAGAAACCTTTTGGAAAACAACTCACAACTAACCCTCCCACCCACCTCACCATGTCACTCACCCTCACCCAAGAAACCAGAGCAGACCTCACTCCCTCTCAAATCATCGACCTAGTCATCGAACACGCTACCACCCAAAACGTGCGAAGCACGGAGAAATATGGTGGCATTGCCTTTACCGAGGTCCCAATAACACAAAATGTTTTGTTGGGCTATTTATTCTGGACGAAGAATACCATCCAGATATGGAAAGGTTGTCAGTGAATAATTTGGCAGATTCTCTGGTAAAAAGCGAGAAAGAAAACCCTAGCCTATTTAGCTTCACCAACATAAACCGAAACCTCTTATACCAACTCCAATACATCCATGACCAGATCCACCCCCGCGACTGGCTAACCCAACTCACCTTGCTCAAAAACAACTTCTAACCCACCCACCCCACCCCATGTCCCTCTCCTACACCACCCACACCACCGTCCACCCCGTCACCCAGGACATACTCCCTCGCCTCATCCCAAGATGCTGTGAAACCGGCGGCGCTTCCTTCTCCAGCCCTGGTGACCCCCCCTGTGGATTCACACTCACAATTCTCTACAACCCCTCCGAGGGTGGCGTAGCAATCCTCCACACCTACAACCGCCACCTATTCCCCCCTCATCTCCTCCTTATCTACACCACCCTCACTTCCCACCTCCCCCCGCCCATCTCCCCCTCCCATTCCGAGTTTTAAACCGACTTGAAAACTCGACCACGGCGTAGGGAGGTAAAGGCCCTACGTCGAATTGAGTTCTCGAAGTGAAAGAAAAAAAACTAACAACAGAAAAAAGATGAGCACTACCACAGTCTGTGAAGTCTGCAAGCAACCCATGGCCTCAGAGGTCGATGTCGCCCGGCTAGAGCTGGGATACAATACCCACCTCGGCTGTTCGCAAGCCAAAGCCGCAGGGATGTATTTCCTTGCGGGAAGGGAAGAAGGGGAAGTGATTCCTGTGATTAGCAGGAGTTGGGCTAAGCCAGTCTCGATTAAGGAACTCTAACACACCTACAAAGATGAAAAACAAAACAACATTTCAAACCCCTGAGTATTGGGCAATGAAACTCAAAAATCCAGAGTTGCGCTACAGGGCGCTCTACAATCTGACTATGTATCCTCTTTGGGAGCAAAGTAGTCTTTATAAGTCCTTGTTTGATACAATACTAGGAGGTTTTAGCTGGGTTTCAACCCCCGAAGGTTCTAACTATTGGAGAAATCTCGCCTGCCACCTTTAAACTCTAACACTCACCAACCCAACCACACCATGAAAAACCTCACCAACCCAACCACACGTCTCGGCACTTTTGAATGGGTGCCACCCACAGGAGGAATATCCGACATTGCACCAGCCCCGACTTCCCCGACTTCCCCATTCGAGCTGTCAGACCTTGTTGACAAGGTCACAGCCCCAGCTGTCCAGGAGGCCAAAGCCCCAAAGGCCAAGCTTCCCAGCTCTATGCGGGACGCCTGGGACGAGGCCCATAAGGCTTTAGCTCGGCATGTTGAGCGTCGTGACCAAGCCCAAGGCGAGGCTGACCAAGCCTTTGCCAGGGTGATCGAAGCCGCGACCGCGGTGGAAGTCGCAAGGAATCTGGTGGATACACTGGAAAGGACTTATGAGGTATGAGAAACCAGACTGAAGAGAACACACCACAGTATTGGGCAATGAAAGTTAAAGACCTGGAGATCAGATACAGGTTACTTGCTAACCTGGAAGACTCCAAACCAGTCTTTACCTCAATCCACCACGCAATCAAGGGGGGTTTCTACTGGGTCCGCTCGCCAGAAGGAGCTGTTTACTGGCGTCCGATTCACGAGAAGGAGTTATATCTTACTAACCAGAAAAACAGGATGAAGACTAAGACAACCTTGATATTAAAAAACCAAAATCAGGTTAACACCTTTCATCCAAACGAGACTGGGGAAGTTGCATTCTGTAAAGATTCACTAAGGATCTTTGAAGATATATTCAATCTTCCTAGTTGGGACACCTTAAAACTTACAGTAAGCCAAAAAACTTTTAAAGACTCTAAGAAGTTTAAGATTGAAAAGTCTAATTTTAACCCTAAAATTTACCTAAAACCAAACCTTTCATTTATTATCACTCAAAGACAACTTGACTTCTTCGCTCCCGACCAAGATCCAGCCACAATCCACCACGTCTACATTCGTCTCAACCTACCAATCACCCCATGAAAATCTTCAACTACGCCGCCCCAAGTGCCTACCTGTCCAAAGGTAACCCCGTTGGGTTTGGGGACTATGTCCTATACAAATGTCTCGACTCCTTCAAAGCATATGTCCGAGCCGATGACTACGTTATCGGGGGACACCTCGCCTACGATGGTTTTTGGGAACCACACCTCACCATGGCCTTTATCAACTTCGCCATTAACAATCTTGAACAACTACCCAACCTATCCTTTGCAGACCTGGGCGCCAACTCCGGATACTATTCCATGATTGCAGGTCACCTAGGATTTGGTGAGGTGCGAGCCTACGAGGCGGACCACCGCAACTGCAACCTCCTCCGCACCAATTCCAAGATGTGTGGGAAACCGTTTACAGTTCATGAATGTGTATTAGGTTCTGGCGGCATGTGGGCTACCCCCAAACCCGACCCATACTCGTCCAACACTTCCTACACCTGGGGAGACAAAGGGGCAATCCCACCTAAGCCTGTCCCCTTTGCCAACGTCTACAAGATTGACCTGGAAGGTGGAGATGAAGAGGTCATCAACACAATCATGGAACGTATGATCTCCGATCTCTACATCCCCCATATCATCTTCTGGGAGTATGCACCTCAGCGCTGGGCCAACCCACCCCATCAAGTCCTTGAGCAATTCAATGTGTATCTCACAGGTGGATCTGGCACCCCTCTCGAGCGCCTACCCCTTGAGGAAAAAGACCTCACCCTTGTGCCTATCTACTAAACCTCCAACCCAACCACACACACTATGTCACTAGAAACCTGGAAAGAAGAATTCTACCCTGTCCACGCTAGGGAAGCCACAGCTACCCCGGTGCAAGCCCTCAAAAACTCCCTCCGTAAATGGATTGGAGCCAAGCTTGCCAACCTAGCCAAGCACGAGGTAACACTGGGGGAACTGGCTGATGAAGGTCTGTTTGAGGGGGACAACTGTAGTCTTTGTCATTATGCTGGGAACCCCACAGTCTCTGTTGACTGTAGCCTTTGTCCCCTCAGACCAAAGGGCTGTCAACAAAACTACAGAATCTTTCTCTACGAGTCCAACCCCTACCCACTCATCGAACAACTCACCACCACCCTATGTGAGGCCCTAAAGCCCTCCAACCCACCCCGATAATCTCATTGTCTCTCCCCCGGACCCACCCCATGAACACACCCACCACGTCCATCTCTCACCTAATCCCCGACGCCTTCGGTATTCGAGTCGTCGTCCTCTCTCCTGAATCCCCCGATGTAGTCACCGCACTACGTCGAAGCTACCGCCGTGCCCTCATCGCCATCTTTGGAGACCCCAAAGAAGAAACCCTTTATGAGTCCCGAGCTGACAACGTGGCCTTCTTCCCCCGACATAACTTCGCTGGCCCAGCCGACGTAATCATTGCTTTCAAGGAATTCCTTCCCGACCCACCTTGGACACCCCCACCTTTCCAGGACTTCCAGTCCCGCCTCGCTACCCTAGTCGACCACCTCAAACCCGGTGGGCTTCTCTGCACCTACAACACCCCCTACCCCGTCGAGATGACTGAGCCCCGGCTCTTCCACTCTTTCAACCGTATGGTCACCCCACCCGCTTGTCCTCAGTTCTTCCCCCACGGTGCCCAACTACCCACCCCATCCCACGCCTTTCTCTTCCAGTTACGTCCAGTTGAGAGGGTCCACAACCCTAAACGCCAACCTTCCCGGCGCATCACTCGCTAAGTTTTTGAGAGGGAAAAAAAGATGCAAAAATCATTTGCGCTTTCCCAAAAGCCGCGCTATATTCCCAATGTAAGCAAGCCATCCGACCTGTTTACGCAATCACTTTCTTGGGTAACAGTTTACCCTTGAATATAACCCAAAACAAACCAAACCAAAAAAGCAATATGCATACTGAAAACCGCAAGACCATGGGTGTTTCCGTCCCAATGTCCCTCCCCTCAACCGAGGCTGAGTTCGAGGAACTTACCGGACAGAAGTCCCTCAAGGTCGCTTGTGACCAGCTTGTCTGGTCCAACATCAACACCGCTTTTCGCCGGGAGTTCTGCAAGCTTCTCGTCGCAGCCGGTGTTGAGCGTCCATCCCGACCAGGTCCCAAGGACAAGGACGGCAATGACACCGTCAAGGAAATGGACGAAGGCAAGTTCGGAAAGCTGGCACTCAACAAGCTTGGCTTCCCCAAATACAACGAGATCGCCCAGGCCGCAGCCGCCTCCATGAAGGTCAACTACTCCGTCGGCACTCGTGCCAACGGTCCTAAGGCCGAGCATCGCAACAAGGCCGGCAGCCTCCTCATCTCCCTCAACCAGGGTGCCGCCACCCCCGAGGCGATCACCTCCGGCTTCGCCTCCCTCGGAGTCGACCTAGCCTCCTGTGGAGATCTCCCCTGGGAAGATGTCGCCCTTGGAAACAAGGATGCCTCCGACACCCTGCTCGACACGCTGGCCTTTGCGTTCTTGTCCTACGACAAGCAACTCGAAGCTGCTCGCAAGTCGTCCCTTGCAGCTCTGGGAATGTAACCCAGCTGGCCCCGCCCTGAGGCTTTATATCAGGGCACCCTTGAGGGGAAAGCCTTCCCACCCCTTTCCTCTCAATGGTCACCTTCCCACTCCCACCCTATCCTATAAACACCATGAAATCCAACACAGCACAAACATTGCTGCCCGACTCATTGGGCTCACCGTCTGGTTATGCCTCTTTATTGGGGCAGCGTCTCAGAAAGGCAATGACCATGCATAATCTCAACCAGGTCGAGTTCGCGGCCAAGGCTGGCGTGAAGCCTGCCGAGATAAATCATTGGGTCAGCGGTCGCCGTCAACCCACTGCCAAGAACTTCGCGAAGCTGATCCGCGCCCTCCCTAATACTCGCCTTGACTGGTTGCTTACTGGCGAAAATCTCTGACATCCGCACTCCCACACTCCCACACTCCCATGCGCATTTCCCCTCCTTCCCTCTCCACCATCTCTTCCTACCCCCCCCATGTCCACCTTCTCCTCGCTACTCTCCCCCCCTCTCCCACCATATCCTACGATCACTCCACCCATCCCGCTAAGTCCTGGACCTTCCTCCAGAACTTTCGCAAAGTCACTCATTTCCTAGCCAACTCCCCCACCTCCTTCCCCGAGGTCTCTCGCCCTCTCCTCACCTCAACCTTCCGCTGGCTTCACCCATCCTCCCCCTGGTCTGTCAACCACGCTTCCCATGACTACCTAGTCCGGTTCACTCGACCCGGTGACAACCCAGCCACCTTCGCTGGCATCACCATCACAGGCCTCCAGCCCTCCCAAACCCTTGACTCAACCCTTACCACCCACTCCGACATAACCTCCCTCGCCTCTATGCTCCAGCGCGGAGTTATCACCGGCCCCTTCCACCTCTCCGGCATTGACCTTCCCACCCTCACTTCCCTCCTTTCCCCTTACCCCCACGTAGAAATTCATTCCACAGGTTCCCACTCACACTCCATCCTATGAGCAACTACGATATACCAGAAAAACCAAACGCCGCCACTCCGGTTGCGAGCGATACCTTGTTCACTGATTATTGCCCTTTTGAGGGACAAACCTATGAAGCGAATTTGCAACAGGCAATCGAACATCATTGCCGTGGCGAGGCAATCCCTGAAGCCCTTGCCAAGAGGTGTCCCCACCACGCGAAGATGCTCAACGCTGCTTTAAAGTGAACAGTATTTATTCACGACCTCCAACTTCCTATCCCACCTTTACACCCTATGAACTCCACCGAAAGAACCCCAGAAAGCGGGTTGTCCAGCCACGCATTGTTCTCCCTTGCTTTGCGTGCAATATGTATCACCCGCGATTATGTCGGAGAGAAACTACTTCCTGCCGTTGAAGGGTGGGAATGGTATGATGCTGGCCGCGCACTTGCGGAAGCCATCCCGAATGATGAGTGGGCGGAACAATTCCGACTCAGGACGCAGACTCGGCGCGGATGCGTCTGCCAACTATGCGGAAAGTCCGCGCAAGAAATTGGCGGATACCTTGCCCGTGTGAACGAAACGGGAGTCCCAGGAGTATGGGAATGCCGACCCGACTGCAACGTATCCATGGAACCAGACGACCGGATAATGTCTGCGATTTGTGGGGAGAACACCTATCTCTAACACCATCAACCTTTACACCCTATGAACCCTACCACCGAACAAGAAAAACAAGACCACATCTACACCACCACCTTCACCAACCTCCGATCCCAACTCAAAACCCTTGAAGACCAAAACAACCACCACCATCACCTTCTCTTACAAGCAATCCAATTCCTCAACACCATCCGCAACACTGTCCCAACAGACATCCGCCCCGCCATCATAGACCTAATCAAAACCTTCGACCATCTCCCCCCACCTTTCCACCCGCCACCAGCCTATGAAAACCCAAGACCTCAAGGTCACAACAGTCAGGGTTGAGCCAGAGCACTGGGACTTCTTCACTTACATCTTCGGACATAAGTGGGGATTCTACCAGTTCGTTATGTCTCAACTATTCACCGCATTAATCCACCGCCTTCAATCCGAAGGCATCACATCCTTCCAACTTACCAATGAATCCGCCTTCAAACCAATCCTCGACTCCATCCTTTCGTCCATTCGACGAGATGGCGTGGCATGAACTCTACGAAGTAGACACCCTCACTCTCACCCCAGATCAGCTCTCCACCTACCTACGTGCGGTCAACGCCCTCAACGGCTCCGCTCAAACCGCACGAGCCAAAACCGCCCGAGCTTCCAAAACCCTAGCCACCGGAATCGCCCCTGCTGCGGGCCTCTCCCTCGACATCTTCCTCAAGAAACCATAACCACCATGACTCCAAAACTTCTACCTCTCCCACCTCGTCCCCATCGTCCCCGTCCTACCTACCCAACCACCACCCCAGGCACCCGCTCCGATGGCGCCCCTGTCTGCTACGAAAGACAATTTCCCCGGCACCTAAACACTTATTACATCCAACCAAAGATCACACTTACAAAGCGCTACCATCACCTACGAAAAGTAATTCTCGAGTCACTAAATAACAACCCAACCTAACCATCCCACCCTATGAAACCACTACCACCCATTGTCGGCTATCTCCTAGCCTACGGTCCACTCCTCGGTCTAGCCATCCTCGCCTGGTCCCTCCTCTACTTCCTCACCCACTAACCCCAACCTCCCATGACCCCCTTTCCCACCTCAAGCCTTTCCCTTCCCTCCTCACCTCGAGTATTCGTCCTCACTCCTTCCCCCTCCCACCCCGACGACTACATTGCACACTTCGACAACTCCTCGATCGAGGCGTTTTCCCAGTGCCCCCGTGCCACCTTCTTCCGTCAAGGCCTTGGTCGTGTCCCCACCAACCAAATCCCCCTGATCTTCGGAGGTGCCCTCCACACCGGACTCGACCACTACTACAAAGGTGGCACCACCTCCGACGCCCTAGCCCTTGCTGCAGCTGACTACACCGCCCGCTGTCCCGACCCCTCCCTTTCCGGCTGGCGTAACATCGACCGACTCATCTCCGTCCTCCAGGCCTACTTCACCCATTACTCCTCCGACCCCATAACCACCTACCCTGACAAAGTAGAAATCCCATTCACCTACCCACTCGGCCACTTCCCTCTCAACTCCCTCCTCCCTTCCCCCCACCTCTGGCTCGAGTCCCACCCTCCCTCCACTCCACTCTACATCCGCAATCTCTCCATCGTCTGGACTGGACGCATCGACCTAATAATCCACCACCTCTCCCAGTTCATGATCGCGGACCACAAAACCACTTCCATTGAAGGCCCGACCTTCTGGGAACAGTTCTCCCTCTCCCAGCAATTCATCGGATACACCACCGTCGCCCAGGCCCTTTACCCTGACTTCCGCATCGGTGCCGCACTTGTCAACTGTGTTTACATGCGGCCACCAACGGCCAAAGGTGTGGAGAAGACAGAGTTTATGCGTCAGGTGTATTACTACAGTCAAGAGAAGATAGACGAGTGGAAGCGGGACATCGCGACTCTGGTTGGGAATTATGCTCACTATATGTTGACAGGATATTTTCCCAAGCACACGACGTGGTGTATCTCTAAGTATGGAAGATGTCCATACCATCAGGTGTGCCAGTTGGATAAGGAAGCTCAGCGAGAAGAAATGCTGGGCGGGTGGGAGTTCACCAATAATAACTGGAACCCTCTTGATGTATGATAGTTATTCTTGCGAATGAGATGGCATCATTAGGGTTGATGGTAGTTGTTTGGTGTTTCATCGGACTGATTGTGTTAGTGTTGAAACCTTAAAAGAAAAAAGATATGAAAATCGAACCGAGTAAAACCAAAAAAATCTATTCAGTCTTATTGCTGGGTGCGCCTAAGGTAGGCAAGACCACCTTGGCGACACAGTTTCCAAGGCCTTACATTGTTGACCTGGATGGTAACATGGATGGGGCAGTAGACTATGTGGTTAAGACTGGATTAAAGACTGGTGTCCAGTGGGACACGGTTAATGTGGATGAGCAGGGGAAACCGGTGGAAAGGCCAGCGAGGTGGGACAGGTTCATGAAGCTGCTATATGATGCAGTTAAGTCTCCAGACTTTGACACCATCATAGTAGACTCCACCACCTCTCTCAATGAGGTTATCATGGATCGGGTGAGAACCATTCAAGGGAGAACGATTGCCCCGTCTATGTTGGGGTCAGCGTCCAAAGTCAAGGATGGTGCGCTTGAGATACAGGACTGGGGAAGCTTTGCTGGCTTGTGGTATAATCTCATCACTGACTTGAAAACCTACGGCAAGCATCTGATCTTCAATAGTCATACTGTAGTTGAGAAGGACATCTTGGGAGTGGTGAGAGAAATCGTCAACATTCCTGGTAAGACCGCTGGGTATATTCCAGGGTTGTTCTCCGATGTCTGGATGCTGACTAAAGTGGAAGAGTATGTTGGTGGTAAGCAAGTTACCAATCGTTACATCCAACAAACTCCGAGTGATCCGAGTCAGAGGTTGCTTGGACTTGGGACTTCAGCTTGGGAGGACTCCAAGAAATTGGTGAACCTCAAAACAATTATGGGAGATCTTGGGCTTTAAACTCATGAAACAAATCGCTTACATCGTTAAGATCAACGTTCCGTTGGACGACACCTACACCATCCAAGAGACCCAACGAGTCCTTTCAGACAGCATCATGCGAAGTGGACTCTCGGTAGCCTCCGTGTCCCCTTGGTCCAGGTCGAGTCTCAAAGACTCTACATCAATTTTTCAAGCAGAGGAACCTGCCGGTGGCATTGGCCTTCCGGACATCGGGTTGCCTCAGCTTTGAAAGGCAAAGAAAAGCAAAAAACCAAAACTAGAAAGAAAGAAATACTATGAGCCTTATTGGAACCGGATTCTCCTCGGAAGGTATCTCTACCCAAATGCCAGTCCTTGCAAAAGGTCGGGCTGTGTTTACTATCACCGAGCTTAAACAGGAGCCTTCGAAAAAAGGCAAACCTTTGCTGGTGGTTTCCGTCAAGTTGGCGGAACCTGCTGCTGCTTTGGATGGTCAGTTTGTACAACCTGGATTCCCAGTCACCCGCCGTTACTCCTTGTCGCCTTCGTCCGAGTCCCCTGATTGGGACTGGCGCAAGCCGATCTTGCAGTTGGTGGCGGCTGCCTACGGGATCAAAAAGGATGCTGACATGCCAGCCCAGATTGAGGACAGTGTGCTCTATGGGATGGTGGGGAAGCAGGTTAGCTTCTCCATCAAGAACCGAGACTACGAGGGTGAACAGCAACACGAGCTTGATAATCCTCGTGCCGTGAGCTAATCCCTGGAGACTCCCCCCCCCAAACACAGGGAGGTCCAATCCCTCCTTGTGTTTACCCACTTCCACTCTCCACCCCTCCACTTTTCCATCCTTTATGTCCATCCAACATTACATTTCCCCTGACCTAATCTACATTCCTGCTGAGCGACTCCGGGATGAAACACCCCGCACTCAAAAGTTTCGAGACGAACAACTCATCCCCTCGATTCAAGCTCATGGCATCATCCAACCCATCGTGGTTGTGGTTGATTCCTCTGTGCCTGGCTTTGAGTTCAGACTGATTGCAGGCTACAACAGGCTCACCTCGGCTAAGGTGCTCAGCCTCAATGAAGTCCCCATCGCCATCAATGATGGCACACATGCCACTGCCAAAGAACTCCACGAAAACATCTTTCGTCTGGACATGACGTGGCAGGAAAAGACCACCTCGGTCTACAAGATTTACCAAGAGGCAGCTGCTCGTGCCTCCCTACTTGACGAGAAGTTCGGGGTGAGGGAAGCTGGTCATTTGCTTGGAGTCAGTCATGCTCATGTAGCTAACGTCATCCCAGTAGCCGAGTGTCTACTCAACGGGGATGACGAAGTAATTGGGTGCGAGAGTTTCAAGCGCGCTCAGTCCCTTCTGCTTTCTCGCAAAGCCGATGCCGCAGCTCAGCGTAACGCCTCGATTCTAATCGCGGGGCAGACCAAACCTGGCCCCGGCACTCCAGCTCTACTTCCACCTGGTGCACACAAACCACGTGGTTCATCTCTCTCGGGTGTCGCCCCCTTGGACATTTCCAACTTGGACCTAACCGTCTCTGAGCCTTCCACTTCCCTAGTCTCCTCTCTCGAAATTAACCTCGGGGCGATTCTCCACCACGGGGATTCCTTTGGACCTACTTGGCAGATTGCCCCTGAGTCAGTTGACGCGGTCCACACCGACATCCCCTATGCCATCGACGTAGCCAACCTCGATATGGAAAACGAACAGGAGTTCAAACGGATCGAGGTTGAGCATGACGTAGACTATAACCGTGAGCTTGTATCACAGTTTGCCAGTTGGTCTTTTCGTGTCCTCAAAGACCGTAGCTACTGTGCCTTCTACTACGATCCTTGGCACAGACCTAAAGGTTCCAAAATCTCCAACCATGATTTCATCCGCGAGGCTTTCGAAGCTGTTGGCTTTACTGTCCAGCCTTGGCCCTTCGTTTGGATCAAGTCAGGTTCAATCCGCAACCGAGCCGCAGCAAAGAACACCGCACAAGGTATGGAGACTGTGATGTTCGCCTCTAAAGGTGATGCCCGATTCACCGAGGCTTTCTCCCGTGGTTGGGAGCTCGCTGACGCCACCCCCGAGAGAACCAAATACCGCCACCCTTTCGCTAAGCCCTTCGCCATGACCAAGCGTATCATCGAGGCGATTTCACGTCCCGGCCAACTAGTCGCTGACCCTTACGCAGGTGGTGGTTCACTTGTCTGTGGCTCGATTCTACTTGGCCGTCAAGTCCTAGCTTCCGAGCTTTCCAACCTGCACTACCCTCACCTGGTAGAGTCAGTCAAGCAGGCCTATCTTACCGCCACCCACGGTCGTGTCAAATTTGTCTAGGATAAGTGGTTGGAGAGATACCAACACGGGTTTTCGATGCACCTCATTAGACACCTAGATAGCCAAGCCTAAGGTTTGTTGTTAGCCCTTAGACCTCTGCCAGTCTCGGCTCCGTCCCTGTTAAGACGGGCAACAACTTCCCACCCCACCTACCACCATGCGCATCCCCAACGAGTCACCTTCCCTCTCCCTACCACAGAAGGTAGCCTTCATCGCCCACTCCCCCACCTCCCAGGACGCAGATCACAAGCGACCATTGGTTGGTTCCCTCGGCGACCTAATTTTTACAGCTGCTCGACAAGCTGGCCTAGTCCGTTCCGCTTCCTTTGTTGGCTTCTTCAACAACAACTGGAACGAGACCTCCGAGTGGTCAGCCTCTGCCGCTCGAGAAGAACTCACCGAACAACTCAACACCTTCTCCCCCAACATCTGTGTCCTCCTAGGTGACGCTGCTGCTCGATCAGCTGGCTTCGTCATACCCAAAAAGGATGGCGACGACGTTGGCATAGACAGAGTGCAAGGGACCATGTTTGTATGTGATCAACCTGGCAATCCCCTCTTTGGTCGTAAGTGCCTAATCACCTACTCCCCATCCGACGTAATGATTCGTTACGAGCGGTTCCCACTTCTCCGCTTCAACCTCAAGAGAGCCTGCGAAGAATCCACCACTCCTACACTCTCTCTCCCCAAGCGCCGCCTTCTCACCCACCTTACCCCCACTCAATACATTGACTGGCTCCGTGCAATCAAGCCCGGACAGTGGACCTCCATCGACATTGAGGGTTGGATTCACACCGGCATTACCTGTATCGCTTTCTCAGTCGATCCCCTCGAAGCTATCTGCATCCCAGTCCAAGAGCTTTCCCCCGAGGACTTCGCCCCTATCCTTCTTGAAATCGCTCGAGTCTGCGCCGATCCCCTTATCCCCCTAGTCGGCCAGAACTTCACCTATGACATGCTTGTCATGGCTGAGCAATGGGGTGTCCGTTGTCGTAACCTCATCCACGACACTCTCTTGGCTGGGTGGGAAATCGAACCCGAGCTCCCCAAGAACCTTGGCACCCAAGCTTCCATCTACACCAAAGAGCCCTTCTACAAACACGAGATCTCCTCCAAAAACCGGGAAGTCTACTACGAATACAATGCCAAAGACGCAGCTGTCACCTTAGAAATCGCCAGAGCCCAAGCCGCTGTCCTCGCCACCATGCCCCAGGCATCACGAGACCACCTCTCTATGAACATGGCCCTCCAATACCCGGTCATGTATATGGGCAAACGTGGAGTTCTCATGGACCGTGAAGCCCTAACCACTGAGATCCCCATGCTTGCTGCCGAGCAGGACAACTACCAAGCAATGATCGACACCCTAGCCGGCCTTCATCTCAACTGCAACTCTCCCAAGCAACTCTGCGACGTCCTCTACAACCGCCTTGGTTTCCCCCGTCAATACCAAATGGAGGGTCGACGTAAAACCAACAAGCTCACTGCTGACAAAGGTGCCCTCCTAAAACTCTACACCTCCTCCGACTCCCAACTCATCTATTGCATCCTCAAGTGGAAACAGCTAGACGGTTTTCGCAAACAACTTGTTGCTGAGATCCCCCCTGGCAACCGTATCCACGCTTCCACCTCTGTTGTCGGCACTATCACCGGACGGATGTCCTGTTCCAAATGGCTGGACAAAACCGGGATCAACATGCAAACAGCCATGAAGGACATCCGTGAATACTACATCCCAGACCCCGGATACTTCATCGGCCAAGTCGACCTTGCCGGAGCTGACGGTTGGACCATTGCAGCCGAATGCGCTGCCCTTGGCGACCCCACCATGCTCCTAGACTATCAAGCCGGTCTCAAACCCGCCAAGATAATCGCTGCCATCTACACCCTAGGCAACTCCATCTCCTCTGCTTCTCAAGACCAGATGCGTGCCTACTGTGCCCAAGCTGAAACCCATCACCGTGCAGCTGGCTCCTGGGATTTCCTTTACTTCGCCTGCAAAAAGGCCCAACACTCCACCAACTACGAAACCTCCCCCACCACTATGGCCCAAGGTGTCCTCGAGGACTCCTGGAAATACCTACCCGAACCCGTCACCATCACCACCGCAGAAGCTGCCACTCTTCAACACTACTACAAACTCCGATACCCTGGTCTCATCCTTTGGCAAGCCTCTGTCATTGCCAAGGTCAAATCCACAGGCACCCTCACCGCTGCCTCTGGACACACCCGCAACTTCCTAGGCCGTCTCCACGACTCAGCTACCCATCGTTCCGCCCTCTCCCAAAACCCCCAACACAACACCTCCTACGTAATCAACCAGGGCATCCTCAAGCTCTGGCGTGACCCTCTTAACTACTCTCCCACCCCACCTCATTCCCTTATAGTCCAACCCCTCATCCAAGTCCATGACGCCCTAGTCTTCCAGTTCCCACAATCCAACCTAGACCATTCCCTCTCCCTCATTCGTTCCTCCTTCTCCACCCCAATCACCATCGCTGGCACCACTCTTACCATTCCCTACGAGGGAGCCTACGGCACTTCCTGGAAAGCCCTCGAGGTCGGCACCATCTAACCCACCCCACACCATGCCATTCCCACTTCCCACTCCAGACCGTTTCCTCACCCGTCTCCGTCCACCTACACCCTCACCACCACCTCCACCCCACTGGCTCCTCATTCTCCCACACATCCTAGCCACCATCCTCATAGCCATCAACCTCTACACCAACATGACATCCCACCAACAAATCCTTCTCATTATAGCCTACACCCTTTCCATCATCATCTTCTCCCTAACAATCTCCAGGGTAGAAAAGTTTATCTCCAACTTCGAACTTACCATCCTCTACTTCATCTGCGTCCCTATATCCACAACCATCCTAGTCTCCGTCATCTACAACTTCTTTTTCACCCCATGAAACCACACACCCCACTACCAACAGGCTGCTGGTTTTTTTATATCTTAATAACCCTCGCCCTCATCCTCCTCATCTTCCACCTCATCACCCCATGAACCCACACATCTCACTTCTCCTATCCATCTCCTTTATTCTTGTAGTCATCATAGTTTCCTTCCTTGCCAACCGCTATGAGAATTACATTATATCCTTTTGGGGCTTCGCCCTGTTCCTCCTTGTCTTAGCTTGTTCCACCTCCGCTGTCGTCTCCCTCATCTACATCCACTTCTTCCGCTGATGAAACCCATGCTTGCCTTTAACCACAAGGCCAAACTTTCCCACCTAACTTACCCCCTCCACATCCAACCAAAACTAGACGGCCTCCGTGCCCTCTGCTTCCCCGCCTCCGGTGACTTCCAGTCCCGAGAAGAACACCTTTGGCACCCATCCCTCCTCACCTCCTTTCACCACCTATTCGAGTCCCTCCCACCCAACATTATCCTCGACGGTGAGTTCTACCACCATGGCTGGCCCCGACAACGTATCCTCTCAGCCATGGCCGTCACCCGCCAATCCCCCACCACCGACACTCCCCACATCCAATACCACATCTTCGACCTCCTCCTCACTGACCACCCCAACCTCACATTCCCAGCTCGCCATGCGATCCTTTCTCATCTCTCCCCCTCGATCCTCTCGCCGTCTACCTTCATCGTCGATACATCTATCACGCATACCTACCAAGATATACAACTCCGCTACTCTACACATCGTTCACAAGGCTTTGAAGGCTCGATCCTTAGAACTCCCCATCCCTATGGACTTTCACATACCTGCGGCAATAAGGAGAACCGCTGGCCATGCCTCCTTAAAGTTAAAGACCGCTTCGAGTCTGAATATCCCATCGTCGGCGTATACGAGGAGTGTGATATTATTACTCGCTCACCAAAGGGCATGGCTGCTGGCGTTGAACTCATCACTCCAACAGGTCTCACCTTTCGTGCGGGAGGCCTATCGCAAACTGAGAAGCGCTCCTTCTGGCACCACCCTCCGGTCGGACTTGAAGCGTCTATCTCATACGACTCCCTATCATCAGACCTCATCCCCCTTCAAGCGTCATTCGTCTCTCTAACCCACGCTTCCACTTGTCAATACACTTTACATCAGGAAAGAATTTGAAAATGATAGAAGAATTTAAAGGTAAACTGATTTATCTAGCTGCTCCATATAGTCATGAGAGGGAAGAGGTGATGGAGTTAAGGATGGAATTAATAAACAAGGGGTTTGCTCATTTAATAGCTCAAGGCTATATGGTGATAAGCCCTCTTACACAGGGGCATATAGCTAAGTGTTTGTTTGATTGTCCTGGAGATTGGTCGTTCTGGAGAAACCTTAGTATCAGGTTACTTCGTTGCTGTGATGCGATGTTTGTAATGAGGTTGGATGGTTGGAGAAAGTCTAAGGGGGTGAAGGAGGAGGAAAGAATTGCAAGAGAACTTAACATTCCAGTTTACTACATATGAGCTTTTTGCAAGACTATAAGATCGTATCGTCGGACAATCAATCCCCGGCAATCTACCACCAGTGGGCAGCTATGAATTTGCTGGCTGGTGTAACCGGGAGGAAGGTGTGGGTAGATCAGAGTAAGTTTCAGATCTACACAAACATGTATATCTTTCTTGTGGGTGCAGCAGGTATCACCAAAAGCTTTGCAAAGGATATGGCGCAGGCTATGTTGTCTAGCTTTGCAAAAGAAATCCCTATGTCAAGTGACTCAATGACAAAGCAGAGTTTGAGTCAGTTCATGGGAGAGAAAGACAGTCCGTGTAAGCTGGCGTATATGGTGCCGGGGGATGTAGAACCTAGGTTCTACCGGCATTTGAATCTCTTTTGTGATGAGCTTATTAACTTTCTCAATGCGGGAGAGCCAACACAGATGATCCCGTTTTTGACGGAAGCTTATAGGGCGCACGAAGTTGGGACCAAGACTAAAAACCAAGGCCACGACATTGTAACAAATCCCTATATTAATATCCTTGGGTGCCTCACCACAGAGACTATGATGAGCTTGAAGAAAGCCAACCTGATCGACACCGGGTTCACGAGAAGGTGTGTGTTTGCTTACTCAAGAAACCCAGGACCCCCAGTTGCGATTCTGGAGACTAGCAAAGCACAGAAGGATGCTTGGGTTAGGTGCGTGGATGCCCTTGGAAGAATCCAGAAGATGGCTGGACCTTTCAAGTGGGAGGAGATCCACGGGGTGTATACCGCCTGGTATGACGAGAACTATTATAGGACGGTTAATGAGTCGTCTATGGTCATGCAGAACTGGTTTAGAACTAAGCCAGAATACTTGTTGAAGGTAGCAATGCTGATCGCCTTGAGCGAGAGGGAGGAGTTGAGGCTGTCCAAGGCGGACTTCGAGGCAGCAAGGGAATACCTAGATCCTGTGGATGAGAGCTTGAGACTTTTGTTCTCCTCCTCAGGTCCCAACCCAATGTCCCAGCTTAGTGCGGACGTGGAGAGAAAGATCAAGGAAAATCCATTGATCACCTACAAGACTTTGCTCGTGTCGTTTTACTCTCAACTTCAGGCTAAACAGCTTGACGAGATTCTAACCGACCTCGAGCAGATGGAGAAAGTAATTTGCAACCGAATCGGGATTGCCCACAAAACATACCAACATAGAGAAAGCCATGAGATATAATCCAGTAGAACATACGATAGAGAGCGACAAGGGGGAGACGTTATTGTCCTTTACCAAGTTGGTTGATACCAGAACTGCCTATGCAGTCTTAGACAACCTTGAGAGTAGTTTGAGGTTGAAGGCCTCTTACTTGGCCTTCAAGAGGGAGCACTCTTACTTGAGAGCTAGGGTTGATCAACTCAAATCCGAACTTGAAACCCTGAAAGCAACAGTCAAAACTTCTGACCTTGTATGAACCTAATCAAAACACTTCGTCCGTTGAGACTCTCCATCAAGCTGCTGGACCGAGTCCTCAGTATGCTGGATAAAAAGTCAGTAACTATCAGTGACAGACTTGACAGCATTCAACCATCAGCTATCGGCAATCGAGCTTGGTCAAGGGCTGACCGATTCCATGACCGTCTCGAGACTTTGCTTATCAGTGTGGAAGCTGACAAGCAGGCGCTGGAGGAACTGCTGGAAGAGTTTAGAGAGGATGCCAAGCAGTCTAAGTCGGGAGTCTAAGCCAGCCTGATTGAGTCACTGTCCTCGTGGTGGGTTGAGATTTCCAAAATGGTAGTCTCGATAGGTGCAACCAAACGATGCACCACCCCCACGGGGATGTGAAAACCATCTCCCTCATAAAGCGTTATAACCTGAGACTCTGCCTCTCTTAAACTGGTCCCGTAGTAAAGGACGAGCCTACCATGGAGAACATGGAAGTGCTCGTCCTTTTTCTTGTGGTAATGCCAAGAGGTTTGTTGGCTTGGATTGATATGCAGTAGCTTACCACAATACTCTGGGTGGTTACAAACAATCTCTTCAAAACCCCAAGGTTTAGATACATGCTGCGCGTGTGTTTTCATGAGAGACTTTAGTTAAAGTTGAAAGCCATTTGTGAGGGTGACTGTGCTTGTGGAGATGGTGCAGCTCGACGGCTCGAGTGAGGTTGCCGAGCCAGAATCACCTTTGCTCCCTGCCTAGTAAGGTTGGGATTGGATCTCATTAGCTGGTCCAGGGCTTGAGCAGCCTTGACCTCGGAGGGTGTAAGCCTGGAGTCCAGGCCCATGCTCCCGAGCACCTTGGTCTTGAAGAGGAGTCGGTCCATTTCACTTGGGGCTGTAGCCTTAATCCCAAACATGGCTAGGAGTTTTGAATCACTTTCAGCTGTAGCTCGGGTTCCATCCCGTCGGTGGTCCTGGGGGAAGGTGGTTTCCACCAGTCTGTCCGCTACAGCCCTTCCAATTGCGTTGGCTTCCCGTTCTGGGTGCGCTTCGACTGTAGCTTGAAACTCACTCAACATACTTGCTGGGTTGATCTTGTAAAGGTCTGCAAGTTTCTTTACGTCCCTGGCTGTGTCTTTGGACTCAAGTGCTCCGTTATCCTTACGAATCCGGTCCAGTCTAAATGACTTAGCCAGCTTGGTGTTTTGAAACCCAACCGCATAGAGCAGCTTGTCTGTAAAGGTCGAATCCTCAACAATCCGTTTGCCAGACTTGTCAGTGATCTCGAAGTCGTTGCGAGCGAGGTTGATAGCTTTCTTTAAGCCGGTGGGTGCAAACTCCTGAGCTGCAAGCTCTGGCTCACCAGCCACGAGGGCCCGAGTCCCCGCCATTGCACTAGCAAACAGCGAAGCAGTTGGCCCTAGCAGCTTATCCCCCGAGAACCCGTCCATGCTATTGAATCCCAGCATCCCCCCGACTGACTGACGAGAAGCAAAGTCCACCGGAAGTCCGATCTTCTCAAGCATGTAGTTCGAGGCCCCACTAGACACGATCTCTTGGAGAGCACCTGCAAACTCATCATCATCTTTAAGGAGTTTGCCAAAGTCAAAGATTCCTTCTCTAACATCTTCCTCGATGTTTTCGTCGATAGCTTTCCCAAGCAGGATCAAAGCCGATTGCACAAAAGGCATCCCCAGCAACCCAGCCATTCCAAACTGAGTCATAGTCATTTGGGCCAGTGCCCTTTTAGCATTCTTTCTCTCCGTTGGGGACATCCGGCTGCCCTCTAGCGTCCCGTCAAATGCAGTCCTAGCATACCTGACCCACTGGGCGATGTTGTTGGCGGTGTAGGTTTGGAGGCTCATAGCCACCTGACCAAAGGTTCTCCAAGCACCCTTGCCACTGAACGGCAACACAGGTCGGTTGAGCTTACCCCCAGAATAAGTCACAGCCCTCGAGAAGTCCATAGCAAAGTCCCGAGCCTCCTGACCCTTCAAGCCCTTAATCTTGGAAAGCTCATGGCCCATCAACAAACTCACACGTGCATTATGCTCGGTGACCTTTCTGTATTGTCTAAGTGAAAACATTCCCAGATGCGTCACCATATTACCTGCTGTCTTTGCAGCTGTCTCCACCTTGCCTCTAGTCCTCAAGCTTGCAGCATCCGTGCCAGCCTTTAGCCCCTCATCCATCTGGGCACCATCAACACTAGAAGCCATCGAGATAAGGTTAGCCTTGCTGGCTTCATCCATCAACAACTCAAACTCCTTGTCCCCCCAGTTCTTGTTGTTGTCCACACGATCTCGAATAGACTTTAGGGTAAACTCAAATGTTTTCTTGTGGGCCTTAGCCAACAACTTATGACCCTCGAGCACTCCCACACCATGTCTTGTCATCTCTGGCAAAAACGTCGACAGCCCCTGGGTAAGCTCCACAAACCAAGACGAGATGTTACTTGCTACAAACATGATCGAGTTCATCGTGTTGATATTCCGCCCAGTCGTTGTATCCGGGTGCAAGAAGTTATCCAACACATTATCAAACATTCTCATCTTCTCTGGGAATGCATCCAACTCTGGATTGAGTTTTTCATAAACCATGTCCCGGTTAAACTTGGCTTTAGCGATTGCATTTCCAGTCTCAGCCATAAAGTGAAATTGAGTTTCCAGCATGTCCATATGGTCAGTGGAGAGTGCCTTGGGATTTCGTCCCGAGCCCACCAAGCCAGGAAGCTTAGCATTCAAGTGGGCTCGAATATCCGCCAGAGGATTAGCCTGAGCTTTCAGTGTCTCCACCGTAGCCTTCATAGCAGGGTCCCCTCCAAACAACGAGTCCACCACTTCCTCAAACTGCCTATGACTCTCCTCCAACACGGTAAACATATCCGCATCGAGCCGATATTCTTTGCTGTTCCCAGCCAACCTCAAATCAATATTAGACATGTTTTGAAGATGCGTCCTTGCAAAGGCCCTTGCATCCTTCTCACTATCAAACCCCAACCCATCACCTTTACCGTTGGCGTCCGTCCAGTGCATATACCATTTCCCAGCTTTCGACAACGACCAATATCCCTTCTTTTTACTAAAAGCAATCTTGTTCCTTGTCACTGCTTCAAGAGAGTCCTGCACAGCTTTCAGAGTCTTAGCCTGCATCTCTGGCTTTTGCCACCCATCAACCTTAGCCATCTCCACAAAAGCCGTTGGAATATCATTCCGCATAACAGCCTCTACCACACTCTTAGCCTGGGCCTCTGCAACCGCCCAGTTACCCTTAGTCTTAGATGCAAAGATATTTCTGAACCTAGCCACAACACCTTCATCCCACTCCTGGAAGATCTCCTTGTGCGCCTCCCCAATCATCAGAGTCACCCGTTCATGCACATCTTTAATACTCTTGTGAGTATTCGCTGGTAGCTTATTCAGCTCAGCCCAGATCTTAGGTTGTTGTGTTGCCAAGTCCGCATACTCAATCACTTGACCGCCACCTCTTTGCTGAGCCACAGCCCAGGCATTGATCACCCGCCTAGCTCTAGGATCTTCCCGCATCTTAGTGATAGCTTTCCCCACTTCATCATAGGAAGGCTGTCCATTAGAGAGCTGAGTTCCAGTCAGAATAGAGTTCAGCTTCTTTGTCACCGCAGAAGCATTAGCTGCTTTCGAGTGCGCAACCTTAACCGCTCTCCTAAACACAGGCATGGACTCCACATACTGGTCAATCGTATTTAAATTCTGGTCATACCAATCCAGCAACCGATCCACCGGTTTGGTGATCGTAACGCTTTTCCCGACATAAGTCTTCATTCCATCAAGCTCTTGCCTGATAGTCTCAATGATCTCTCTCCCCTCATACCTACCAGCTCTCTGCAACTTACTCGCCTCTACCAACGTAGCCTCAGCCTCGCTTGCAGCTTTCCGATAGCCCTCAATTTGCTTCACATATTCTTTCAGTTTCTTCAGTTCTTTCGTCCCCCTCGTCAACCCCATCGCAGCCTTTACACTCCGATACATCCGACCGGCAAACTCAGTCAAACCCTTAAAGAACCCTCTCACGCCAGCTGGCTGCAAACCATGTGCCAGCCTAGCATCCCCCAAGTCCAACTTGCTCATACTCCACAAGCTCAACATATTCGCCCGCCACTCAGCAGGATCAACATTCCTCTCTGCACTAATCATCTCCCTAACACTCTCATGTCCCCTCAACTGCCTAGGCACAAACGCATCTGCAAACACTTGCATAGCGAACTCCTTATCCCCAGCATCTCCCAGTTCCGAAAATTCCTGATACCTCCCGAAAGCTTCCAACTCCTTCTTACTTCCAAACCCCCGTCTCATACTCCACTCATAATTGTGCGCAGCTTCATGACCAGCCACCAGCATCAACTTCATTGGATCCCCCAGTTCCCTCCCCGCCGCATCCCCCGCAAGGAACAACGCCTTTACATTCCCCTTCGTGCTAGCCAATCCCAGCAACCCATCTCCCTGCATCTGCCCATAAACAGTCTGCTCCCTACCACCCCACAGACCTTCCAGTACTTCAGCCCTCTCTCCCAACCTTCTCCCCACCTCCGGATGCAACCCATGTTCCACCGCCACACTTTCCACCAGCTCCTTAAACCCAGGTTTTACCACAATCGAGTCTGCCAGATCCTGCAACACCCCACTCCTATCCTTACTCCAGGCCGCAAAGTCCCCAGCTTGCACCTCCCCTGTAATCACCTTTGCCCTCAATTCCAAAAACGCCACCAGATCCCTAGCACCAACCTTCTGCTTCCCAAACACCTGGCTCAACCCTGGATACCTCTCCCCATCTAACACAACCTTTTCACCACTCTCCACCAACCTAGGAATATCCCCAATCCATTCTCCCCCTTCAAACCCAATCAACCGATCAAACTCAACCCAATCAACTTCCAACCTTGGATCATCCGCCAGCGTAACAACCTCCCGCACATCCAGATGCAACCTCCTATACCCAGACTGCTCCGCTTCCACCAGTGCATCCTGAAAAGCCTTTTTAGCCCTATCTTTCTCCAACTCACTAAACCCCTCATCAGCCAAGACATCCTTCAACCCTTCCTGTTGAAACTCCTCAGCCAGCTCCAACCCATCCAGCACTTCCCTCTCCCCAACACTCAGCTTAGTCTTAACAACCCTAGCTCTCCGCTTAACCGAGTAAGTCCCATCCCCATTACTCTCCGCAGTAAAGTAATACTCAGCTCCATCACCTAGCTTCGCCATCAGTCTATCCCGGTAAGCTTGCGCCTCCACCTTATCCTTAAACCCACCCTTCTCCGTGCTCAGGTAAGTCTTATCCGCACCCTTCGCACTTCCCTTCCTTTTCCTCAACTCCCCCGACACCATCTCATCGAGCTTCTGAGCCAATTCCTCACCGCTCTTCAACCCCTTCCCATTCTTCCCTATCAAAGTCCCATCACGAACCCCTTGCATCCATTTCCCCACACCTCTCCACACCCTTCCCTGAAACTCAGGACCAGCCATTTCATCTGGAGCCAAATACTCCTCTGGCCTTTCCAGCAAAACCTTCATAACCTTATGAGCCGCAAACAACTCACTTTCACTACCCCTCCCCACTTCTTCCTTCACAGCCTCAATAACCGGACCTGCCTCGTCATTAAGCTGTTGCACAAATCTCCTATGCTCCGCACTCTTAAACCCACCCCCTCTTGCTTCCCTATCCGCCAACATCTTCTCCAGCGCCAACTCATTCCTTTCCCGATTCCTCTCAGTCCCACTCCCAACCACTCTCTTCACCTCATCCACCGCCTCTTCCACACTCTTCCCCTCTCTCACCAACTTCTCAACCATCACCCCAAGCTCACCCGCATTAGTCCTCCCAACCTTCCTCTTTCCAGCCAAGACCTTCTCAGCCAAACCATCCACAACATCTGCCATATCTTCAACCACACCACTCTTCTTTTCTCTCACCTTCCCCACCACACTCTCCCCCTCTCTCACCACCTTCTTCCTCTCGGCCACAGCTTCCACCACAGCCTCCAACTGCGTAGGATGTTCCACCCTATCCGCACTTGCCAACAACCCATCAACCTTCTCCTGGGCCTGCACCACTTCCTCCTGACTCGGCACCACTTCAACCTGTGGTAAAGTCTCTTGACTACTCTGAGCCTCTGGGGGCAAGGGAAGAGGGGTGGAGTCGGTAGCGGTTGGTTCTGGGGCAAGAGGGGGCGTGGTTTTGAAAGCTTGAACAGCGGCCTCGATAAGTGGGTCGAGGGATGGTGGGGATTCTGGAAGTGGTGGGGGAGTTTCTTCCAAAGGGGAGGCCTCGACTGATTTCTCTGTGATCAGACTTCCAGCGTTGATTTGATCTGCGGTCTGGACGTGGGCACGAGAGAGCGCAGTCAACGGGGTGGGCTTGACCAGGTGGGGGAGGTCTAGAGCTGCAAAGGGGAGGTTGGATGCAAGGAGTCCAAGAAGGTTTTCCCCAGTGGCGTGTTCGGAGAAGGCTTGGCCAAGTCCCTTGTTAAAGGTGTCTACAGCAAAGCTGGCGCCTTCGAAGGCGGTGTTGACAGCAGCCTGGCCACCGAGGTAATACCCAAGTCGGTCCCCAAAGGACTTGGCTACTTGTTGGGTAAGCTCTTCCCCGATTTGAAAGCCTTGTGCGAGGAGAGATTTCCCGATAGGAGTCTGAGCCATTTCCTCCGTGAGGACCGAGGCTACTTTGGTCCCACCTTGAAGCCCTACTTTGCGAAGGGCAGCCCCGATGAGAGGTTGAGCTAGTTTCTGTGCGCCCCCTGCAATGGGGAAGCCTGCAAGAGCAACCCCGGCGTGGAGCAATGAATCAGTTTGCTCGTATGCGGTAGCAGCAGACAAAAGAGAGCTAGCTACCTTACCGATTGTGCCACCTACTACCGCACCACCAGCCGCCCCGACTGGACCTCCAAGCGCTCCGATGGTTCCCCCGATTGCTCCGCCTACTGCTGGCCCAGCCAAAGCAGGACCAAAGTCAGCTGCCATGGTAGGCAGGGATTCGCCTAGCTGTTTCCCGGATTCGGGGTCAAGTCCAAAGTAGGAGAATAAATCTTGACCGACCTCTCCTGACTTAGCCACCGCATTCGGGAAGTTGTCCCGAATTTGGTTTTCTTTCCAAACCGCAAAGTCTTTAACCTGGTTACCAAGCCAACTGTCGGAGGCCTCGAAGGCGTTAGAGTTGGTGGCTTTGTTGACTAGGTCAGAGAAGCCACTAAGGTTTTGGTTTTGAAACAATCCCTGAGCTTGGATATTGTCAAAGAGGTCTTTGGATTCACGATAGGAGAATGGAACTGGGGCAGGTGCTGGAGTAGGCATGGTAGTGAGTTAGAGTAGGTGTTTATTCCACAAGTCCAATGGCACGTCCGGCTGAGTCAATAGCCGAAGCACCTTTTTTAACATTTGATACAGCGCCTCTTGCTTGGTTCATTAGGGCTGGAATGAGCTGAGTAAGGAAGTCTGGGGCCATACCAACCTTGTTTGCCAGCTCAATATTTGTTTGAAGGCCACTAAGGGGGCCAGCAAAGTTTGTTTCAAGCCCCCGAGACATAAGGTCTGCGTTCTGTGTGGCGTTGGGTGAATTTAGATTAGCATAGCTAGATCCTTCTGGCATCACGAGGTTTATAAGCCAATCTAACAAAGCTGGTGAATTGTTATTTACCAATCCCATTGATTTAGCCACCCCAAGGTTTGTTTTAAGCCCCCTTAAAGGTTCAGAAGCCCCAGTATAATCCAGTCCTTGTTGCACCCCAGACCTAAGAGTTTCTGGCGCTTGGTTCAACACTGTTTCCAAGATTGTGTTTGCTTGAGGTGCTAAGACTTTTAGTGGATTTATCAAACCAGAGAAGAAGTCACCCACAAAATTCTGTCGCGGGTTTAAAGCTTGAGCAGCTTGTAAAGCATCAGCTCCTTTTTGGGGGAGGTTTGCAATGTTGCTAATAGTGTTAAGGCTTTGTTCCTCAAACAGGGAAGGAGGAGTCACACCCCCTTGTGGAGCCCCACCTTGATAATCCATCACGGGTCCAGTTCCTGGAGCAACTGACCCCACCGGGTCAAAAAGACTTTGGTTTGACTGACTAGAAGCTTTAGAGGATGCTGGTCCATCTCCAATTGTATTAAGAAGACCTGCTCCACGAATAGCATCCCCAACTAAACCTACACCACTTTTTGCTGTATTAACGGCATCATTAAAGTTTGGTCTAGGATTATTCGCTAATCCACCCCCACCAACTTCCGACACCTTCGCCCCAGCCAGCATATCCAACGCGGTAGCTTTCCTATCCTGCGCTCTGACATTCTCGGCGTCCATCTGGGCCGCTTGCAAAGGCCCCGCTGACCCCCTGTCCACAGGCCCAAGTCTTCTAGCTTCCCCCACACTCATATATCCACCAGGTGCCTCATACACCTGACTAGGATTTACCTGACTCCCTCCCGCTGGTGTAGAATACCCAAAGCTACCATCTGGCATCATCATGACTCTTCCACCACCAGGTGTATGTGCCACCCCATCAGGTCCAAAGACAGACTGGTTGACTCGTTGTGACTGCTCAGCTTTCTTCTGAGCCACAGCGTCCATAGCATTCCCCAGATTTAGCTGGTCTCGAGCTGCGGTGTGCTTTTGCCAAGCATCATTGCGAGAAGCTACCTCATCGGGGGTTCTCAAATAGTCCAAACCTTGTGGAGCGTTGTAACCAGTATTCTTCGGAGATTGTCTAATCCCACCAATCATACCAGTCTTGTTGACTTGTGCCAACTGAGCCTGATTGTTAGCAGCAATTTGAGCCAGTGTCGCCCCATGTTGATGATCGACTGGATTTCCCCCAGCCTGCTGAGGTGCCCCGAAAGCAGCCTGCAACCCAGAACCTTCAGACAGAAGCCGCTGCTTCTCCAAAAATGCAGCCCGATCTTCTGGAGTCAGCTTCGCCATGTCCGCAGAAGACATCCTCAGCTTACTCCCGTATTTAATCCTTTTGTCCTTTTCAGTAAGTGTAGCCATATCAGTATCCTCGTCCTTGCATTTGTTGTTGAATCCCTTGAATCACCGCCAGCTCCTCTGGGCTTAAATTAGCCCCAGCGCTATCTGGCAAAGCCTGTTCCATACCACCACCATATCCACCACCATACCCACCCATTCCCATCTGGCTATCCAGATTGAAAAGTTGTTGTAGTGTAGCCAAATCCTGCTGTGGTCCGAAAGCTTGTTGCAAGCTAAACCACCTAGCCAGATCATTCATCCTCCCTCGTCCCCCATCCTGTCCTCTTTGATGTTGTCTTCTCATAGTGTGCCAACTGCGTGCCTCTGGTTAATGTGTTGACCTTGACTCATTGGGTTCTGATTCACCCAAGGACTAGGCGCCTGATTAAACGGATTCTTAAAAAGCTCATGTGCACCCCTCAACACAGGCCCTTGCACCTGCTGTGGCTGTGCTTCACCTCCAAACCTTCCAAACAGATCCTGCCCAGGTGCCGGAACCCAGTTCCCATAATCCGAAGCATTAGGATCCGTCACCCTCATCATCTGCACGGGAGCCCTAGTATCAAACATACTCTGTTTAACCCTCCCATCCTCCATCAAGCCCGGGGGCACATTATTGTAAATGCTCATATCTTCCTTTCAGTATTCTTATTGTTTCAGGTTCTAACATGGATAGATTAAAATCATCATCTCCACTATTCACGAAATCAAATCCTTCTCCCCCCACATTCCAAACCTTCCTAAAACTCTCCAAACTAAACTTCTCCCTCAGCTCATGCATTCTTTCCATCGTCAACCCAACATCAAAAAACTTAGCCAACTTCAAAATCACCTGGCCCTGATTCTTCAACTCCTTAAACTTCAGATTCAGTATATCCTTGTGTATACTCACCTTACTGAAATCTTTCCAAGCACTATAGACCTCATCAACCCAATCCAATTGACTCACCAAAAAGTTATTCATCAACGCTTCCACCGACATCCCCTCATGCATCTCCATATGCCTCTTCACCCGTTTCTCAACCCCCAGCCCCTGCTTTTCCCTCACCACACTATTGTAAATATAATTACTGACCAAACTAGGCCACCAATCCCTTCTCACCGTCACCACCTTCCCCAACTTCACCAGCGCCAGCGGCACGCTAGAGTGCAACTTAATCACACCTTCCATCCCTTCCAGCACCTCCCTGTCCTCCCTACACAACAAACCCCCAGACAATCCACTCCCATTAAAATCCAACTGTGGCACTTCCAACAGCTCCGCAGTCACTTTCGCAACCCACGTGCTCCCACACCTCATCGCTGTGCTTACAAACACTCTCATAGCAATCCCTCCATAACCTCTTTTATCTGTGGTAAACCGAATTGACGACTGGATTCAAAAGCAGCGAGCCGTTGGGATTGGAAGTCTCCGGTGGCGGCTTGTTGGAAAAGGGTGACAAGGTGCTCATGGGAGACTAGTCCCCAGGTTGAGCCTTTGTAGTGGGAGTCCCAAGCTGGGGTGGGGGTGGAAGAGATGGGGCATGAGTTGGTGGGGTTACAGAAGTCGGTGTTGCCTGAAAAGTCGGTGGCAATGACTAGGACGCCGTTGGCCTGGGCTTCAAGTAGGTGCATACCGAAGCCTTCGGAGCCATGGGGGGAGGTGTAGGCATCGAGGGAGTCCCAGAGGAAAGGGATTTGGTATTTGGTTTGAAAGCCTTGGAGGATGGTGACTTGGGAGCCAAGGACTTGTTTGGTGGCGCGGAGGAAGGAGGGGGAAGCGTGTTGGGTTTTTAGGAGAAAGTGAACGTCGGGGTTGTCACGGGAGAAAGCGTCTCGGAAAGCTTTGACAGCAGCCCAAGGATTTTTACGTGCTACACGGGAGTGGAAGTCTACAAAGCATCCGAAGGTGAATGGACGAGAAGGTCGGGAGGGGAGGGACATACGGTGGTCCTCGAGGCCGTGGGGGACAACGTGGACGGGTCGAGAGAAGGCGGAAGAGAAAATGTTGGCACAGTAGGTGGATGGGGTCCAGATGTGGGTGAAGCGTCTGGCAAAGTTGAAGTAGGATTCGACCCCGGTTTCGCCTTCACAAACAATGTAAAGGATGGAACCTTCTGGGATGGAAGTGAATTTGGGGAACTCTGTTTTGTAGGTGTGGAGATAAAGAGGTTCGTCGGAGCGGATGGGGGAAGCGAGTGAACCTACAGTGATGGGGAGAAGTTCACGGAGGCAAAGTAGGTTACGATAATAGGCATTGCCAAGCCCGGTATCATTGTGGTGGCCGTAGGTGATCATGTGTAGATAACAAAAGGGTCGGTGAAGGAGAGTTCGGGAACTATGAGACGATATTGGACTCGACGCCAGAGGTTGAACTTCCAACGTGTGATTTCTTCACGAACGAGGATTGATCGACCAACTTTGGCAAGCCATTGGGTGGTCGAGGGGTTGGTGGCGGAGAAGTCTCCAGTGAAGGTTTCGTAGGTGAGGTTAGAGCCGGGAGTGGAGTCTTGACGTCCAGGGTAGTTCATTGTGATGGAGAAGGCATCACAAAGAACATTGGAGATTTTGAAGGTTTGTGAGTCGAGAATGACTTCGATGTCTCTGGGATAGAATTGGTAGATTGGGGTGGTGGAAGGGCGGGAGGAAAAGTATTGAGTCCAACGCTCCATAGGGACGGTGACTCGACGTCCCTTTGTTTGGTTGGGGATGATGACGGAGGGGCCATTGCTGTCGAGGACATAAAACGGTTCGTCGGCATCGAGAAAGGAAGGGAAGTCGAACTCGACCTGAGGATTGTCGATGTAGATTTTAACGTCTGCACCTACGTTGGCGGCGGCAGTAAGGCTCATGACTTGGGCATGGGTGTAAACGGGAGAACCTTCAAGCTCAGTTGACTCGTAAAGGAGGTAATCCTCCATCCAGGCAGCCATGTCCGTGGGGTCAGTGATACAGTCGGGGTCAATGGTAGACACCGTGTGAAGCCAAAGATTTTCACGAATCTCCTCCGCTTTCTCTTCCTCGCCAGCCGTGCCATACAGCCCGATGGCGGGTTCGTCGGAGCGTTTGATTCTGGTGGTGTGAACACGAATCCCCTCAACTTCGGACTCTTCGGTCCACTCATCCAGTCTCGGCCAGGGACTACCAGTGTCCCCGTCCGCAGTCCCCTCGACAATATCCAGCTCAAGCCAAGCATGATAGTCGTCTAGCTGGGTCATTCTAGCCCCAACCTCCCCCTCGACCTGAGCGGGCAAAGCCATCCCACCTGTAATATCAACTAGTTCCTTGGTGGAGTTGACCTTACGGCCGTCACCAGATCCACCTGGCTGTCCCCTTGTGAGAGTGGACAAAGCCTGGACTTCATAGGGATCAAAGGTATCGAGAACAAGAAGCTTTTGGTTCCCATTGCGGGCTTCGTTTTGAAAGCCACTGGTGGGAAGAACCCCGAATTCCCTTGTGGGTAGCTCAGCCCCGATTTCCACAGAAGCCACAATACGCTCCTTCACAAGCCCGTCGACCTCCGACGCTTCGGTGGTGACCGGAGTGGACTTGATCCTAGCAGCTGCTTTACGCAAAAGTTCCTGTGAGGTTGTGCTCATGTTAGCGTGGTCTTACTCTCTTGTAATTGTCAATAACAGCCTTGTCGTGTCGGATAAGGGCTTCGAGGGCGGTGTCTCTTTCCTTGGTAGGCTCAGAGAGGTTACCCTCTTGTCTCGGCACCCACTGCTTGACCAGTTTGTTAAGCTCACACAGTGCTGACCAAAGCATGTATTGTGCCCCATGCTTGATAAAGAAGTCAGTGTCGGAGTCAGAGTCATAATCATCCAACCACTGATAGCCGTCAAAATATAACACGGTGGCTTCAGTAACGGCCGGAACCAACGATACCCGGCTTCCAGAAACCACAACTTCTACCTTCCCTGGGCGAATCAGGGTATCGGTTGCACCTTGATAGCGCACCTTCCCCTTTCGTTTTTGTTCCATCTCACGATCCAACAACCCCCTGCGAGTGTTGACATCTAAGGGCTTCCTTATCCCTTCAAAATATAGTGCCCAATCTCTCCACGCCCTAACACTGACTGAAGTGCTGGTGCCTACAAGTGTGGCAGTAGTCCACACAGCATCCCAGACAGTGTTAGTACTTGGAGATAGAGTCCGGGAGCTGGTAGTTACAAAACACTCAACCTCAGCAAAGCTCCAGTCATGTGCCATTTCAGCAAACTTCCGAGCGTTGTTTAGGGCCACAAGCACCAGATCCATGCTTCCCACCGTCAACTCTGCCTTTTCAAGCGTTGTGGTTTTCTGCAAGTATCCGTAGATTACGTCCCTGATTTGTGCTACTGTATTCATACCAGCTCCCTTTCTCTATTCAATCAATCAACGTCGTTACCACGACCACCCAGCTTCCCGAATTTCGGGTGCTTGGTTTGGTGACGTGGATACGCGCCCTCGTTAGCATCGACGTTTTCAGTCCAAGTGTCCTCAGCTGAGGGCGTCAACGCATCACCCAGCCCAGTGCCAGGCTTTTCAGCTACAGGTCCTGGAGAGTTACTATTAGCATTATTAAGGTCCATTTTGTTTCCTTTCTTTTTGGTTTGTTTTAGGAGAGCGGGTCCCCAATCACACTCACGTAGAAGTCTCCGGTCACGTCCTCGAGGGCGTAACCATCATCAGCTCCTACCACGAGCACGTCTTCTGAATAAGCCGAGTCAGCATTTCCCCTCATCGTGCCGGGCAAAATCCCGACCTCATAGAGAGTAGAACCGTCAGACTCAACCCCAACGCTAGCCATGATCAAGCTTCCCAGCCCAAGGGCCGAAGCAGGGATATGGTTAGCAGCGGCCCCTTGAGAGTTTAGGGTGATCTTCGCCTGAACCAGCAATGAAACCGGTTGAGACGAATACCTCCTAGACCCCAAGACCGTAACTGCACTTTGAGCAACAACAGCCATAATGATTAACCCACGATAGAGGTGCAATTCTGGATATACATATGACCTTCCGGATACCGGATTTCCCACACATACTCCGTGATGATGTCGTCTTTACGACCCGCATAGTCATTGGCCTGCACGCAGGGCCAAATCCTCGTGTCCATCTTCGTGAACGGATGATACTCAATGTCCCCAAGGTCCAGGAAGATACAGTCGTTCTGGAACGCAGTATCCGCACTGAGAAGCGGGTGAGTCTTGAGCCAGATCATTCCGTGTCCAGTCTCATAACCGTAGAAGTCACAGCCCAATTTTCCGCTCTCTGAAAGCTTCCGCTGTGCAATCCCTTGGTTCTTCGCCCAGATGTTGAAAGCGGAAAGGAACTTCCCACCACAAACCCCGATCTTCTCATTACCCGTGTCCGAGCAATGACGGAACAACCGTTCTTGCAGGGCTTCCCACTGCGTTCCAGTCATCCCACCATCCACATCAATGATACGTTTGTCATCCGTGGTTTCCCACGCCGACGCACTAATATCACTACCATCTGGCCGGTAGTCAAAGGCACCACCGTTGCTGATATTGCCTTTTTCCCACTGCTCAAGGAACCACTTGATCCCACCAGTAGTCCGAATAGGAACCGTGTCCCCGTCATCATTGGTAGTCGTAGTGCTGGACCGAACCCCCTCAAACAGGCTCTTCTCCAACAGACTCAGATGCCGCCTCAACGAGCTCTTCGCCACCTTCTGATAGCCAGGCTTCTTGGAAAACTTCATCGGCTGATGAAGCGCTTCCAAGGTAAACGGGCCAATACCAGTCCGGGCGATCTGCGTGTAATTCGAGACTTCAATCGGAAAGGTGGCAGCACCACTCCGATAGCTACTCGCTTCACTCGCACTCGAGCCAATCAGCTTGAACACCTTACTGTTGTTAGCAGTCGTGTTCAGCACATTCGCTACAGTTGCCAAGGGGATGAAGTCGATGGTGTCATGTGCAGCATACTTTGCAGTAACCCGCACCTTGACCTGCTTAGTCGAGGAAGCCGTTCCCGCCAAGTTCCTCAACCAAACCACATCACGCTCCCTCACCCTAGTCACGCTCGCCAACTGTGCCCGATAGGTCGTGCCAGCCGTGAACGTAAACCCAGCAGCCGTCAAGTCCGTGCCCACCGCACCAGCACTCCCGGTGGTGTCCGTAAACGGACCCGCCGAGTTAGCCTGCGCGCTAGTCACTTCCAACAGTGCTTCCCGCTCCTCCTGCCAAGCAGGATTCACAATATTCACACTGGTGCTCTTTGTCATAGACAAAAGCCCAGCGATAGGGAACTTACCTTGTGGGTAAGCCATATAAGTTTGCCGGCGAAGATTGCTCTTCGCGTAAGCACCCGAGTTGTCTGAGGCAGTGCTCAGAATACCAGCCAAGTCAGCCATTTTGTTTTCTTTCTATTTCTTTATGGTTTTCCGAACAGCCCGATCGCTTGGTGAAAAGGCACGGCACCCTTTACAGGCGCCTTGCCCTTGCCAGAGCCGCCGCCACTCCCTCGAGTGGGCACACGTCCTTGGCTCGTGCTTGGATTCTTTCCACTTTTCTTCATGGTCAAAGTAAACGAAGGATCAACCTCTTTAATCGCCCTCCCCGTGGCCAATGCCACATCTTTCAAAATTTGTGCTTTGCTCTTCCCAGCCACCTTATAGCCCTGAGCACCCATCATCTCCATTGTCTTAGCAACCAACGAAGACCTCTCCCGAAGACTTGGAAACTCTTTCCCAACTTCTTCCACAAAACCTTGTTTCTCCTGCATCTGAGCCCTAGTCGCAAGCGGCTGAATCACCCCAGACAACTCTGCCCGAACCCGCTCTCCATACTGCTGTGTCACCGCATACATATGCTGGTAGACATTAGCTGTAAAATCCCTCAAAGCCGCCAACCTCACCTCAGGATCCTCATCCATAATCTGAGTCGCCAGACTCTGATCAGGAACATAATGTTTAAGCTGCGCCAAGACCTCCTCTTGAGTAGGCACCCGCTCTTGCTGGACTTTCTGGTTAGCCAATCTTTCAGCGACCAACCTTTCCACCCTCTCCTCTGGACTCTCCTCCTCTTCCTCCAGCAGGTCAGAACTCTCATCTTCCCCGCTCTCCTCTTCTTCCTCAATAACTTCCTCTTCCTCCTCCTCATACTCCGTAGCCTGACTCAGCTCCGTGTCCAGATCCTCCTCAAACCCAACCTCAATCTCTTGCTCTTGCTCTTCTTCGTAATCTCCAATTTTCATAGCGTTCTTTCTTTCTGTTCAGTTTTAACTTCTGTTCTCTTTACCTCTTCGAGCAGCAGCTCGAAAAAACCTAATGCCTCCCGGCAAATCTCTTTTCCCCCGATCATCTTCCAATGTCTTGCCACCTCATCCGGGCCATAAAGCATATCAGCATTCTCATCAAGCTTTTCCCTGAGTGTTTCGAAATGCAGCTCAAACAGCTCCCTGATCACCTCCAGGTCCTTGCTCTCCAGGACTTGTCTGAGCCTGTAAAGATTGGACAAGTTGTAACTGTCTAACTGCGTCTGGATCGTTGGATTTAATGCCATAGTCTAAGCTAAATTGCGCTGGATCATCCACCCCTTTCAGGACCAAGATATAATCCAGCAGTTTCTTGAAGTTAACATTCATCATAGTTGCCACCTGAGGATCTGTCGCGATCCCCAACAGCAACTCCTGCAGCGCCTGAGCCAGATAGATTCTGTCCACCTCAGTCGTAGAGTTATACACAAACACATCCTCGTTCCCAACCAACTCAGTCGGATCACTCGGATGAAACATTTCCCACAGACTTCCCCCCTCTATTGGTTCCCCGGTCTCCAGGTCAACAGGAACATCTTCCAATCCCTCCTTGACCTGATTACCAAGCACCTTCTCAAAGGTCTCTTTCCTCAATTCCTGCCTCAAATTCAACAACATCTTCTCCGCCAGCGGCCCCAGCCACATTTCCCACAACGTAGCCGCAGTCATCTTCAGCCTCCCAGTGCTCCCTGCATTGGTCGCCCTGGACTCATAGCTGCTCCTTCTTCCCCCACTATACTGCCCCTGCATGTTCTCATTAACTCCCGTGGTAGTCTGAATCATCCCCACCACAGTATTGGCATCCGAGAAATGTGCCGCTGTCTTATCACTAAAGTTCAACTGCCTCACATAGGTATCAACCCCAAACCTTCCCAGCGTCTTGTGAACCCCGATATACGCGCTCTCATGTTCCAGCGTGTCCATCTGCACAGCCTGCATATCCACAACCAGCTTGTCCTGCAAGCCCCGCTTCACAGCCATCGCTCTCGAATTGATAAGGAAGCTAACCAATTCCTGCATCGGATCAACAGCACTCGCCAGACTATCACTAAGTCCAGCCATATCATCTGGGCTAAACATACCGTAATCATATACCCAACCACAATGCATGGCATTAGGAAAGTCCACGCTAATAATGCGACTGTCATTAACAATCTGCACAACAGCATCAACCATAAAATCCATACCAGAATCGAGACCATATTTCTTCGGGTTAATCTTTATCTGCACGCAACTAACCCAGCACATAAAGTCCTCATCCCCCCGCTCCCCATCTTCCATAAACTCAACCACCCGAGGCAACCGAATATTCTTACTCCGTTTATCCCACAGTTCCGAGTCAATCCTTTCCACCCACTTCACCCCAGCAACTTCCCCCTGCTTCTCCATCGCCTTCAATTCCCTCACACTAAACTCATACTCATCGGCCATGAACTCACCCTCGCCCCACTTCAACGGCTCCTTCCGGGTATCAGGAAAAAAGTTATAAGGATTCACATGAGTGATCTCATTGCCCTCCCAACAAATCTTCTCCACCCAATCGCTCTCCTGCACGTCCCCAGCAATCACCATCCCGGTAACTGCATCGGTCTCCTTCTCTGGACTAACCCTCTTAACCCAAGCCTTCTTCTCATCCCATCTTACCTTAGTAACCACCAAATTATACCTAGCGATATTCAACAGTCCCTGATACAACACACACAACATCTTATTCTTTCGTTGATCTCTTTCCATCAACTTCCCAATAACCTCCGCTAACGTCTTATCTTCCCTCCCGGTGCTCCCATATGTAAAGAGACTTGACCCCAGGTTATAAAGCGAAAAGAGAAAGGAAGCGAAGGTCTGGATTTGGGCATAGGTCATAGGGACCGTCATGGAGGCAGGGCGGTCTAGGACTTCATCGGTGTAGTCGTCGTCGGAGGAGGAGGTGTATTCACGTTGGTAGGCGGAAAGGTTGCGGTCCCATTCGGGATAGTAGTCGGACATAGCAGTCCGAGACATTTTGAGGAGACGGACGCAGCGACGGCGGAGTTGCTCGAGGCCACGAGGTGGCTGCTCAAGGGAGATAATAGATTTGATCTTAGATTCCATAACGATGACGACGCTTGGCGAGTCGGGTGGCGGTGTGAAGCTTGGCAAGGCGGGAGGCTGGGGCTTCTAGGGTGGGGAAATCACGGAGGTTGAGTGGTCGGGGTTTGTAGGTAGTGGTTGTTTCACGTTCGAATTGGAGGCCAGTGACGACGGCTCTATAAAGGTTTTCCATCTGGTCATCCCATTTCTTGAGGGGTTTGCCCTCGGAGGAGCCAGGGTCCCAGATGTAACGTTCGATTTCCTGGAGGAAGCGTCGGCAACCAGCGTAAACGCGGAAGATGGGGGCCGAACCGGTGTGGTCAGAGGTGGAGAGGAAAGCTTGGGTGAGGGAAATTCCGCGGGAACGCTCTTTTGTGGCGGGTTGGACTGGGAGGCCGAGGTCCCAGAAGTCATCTGCCCAGCAGGTTCCGTGGTTGGGATCTGGGATGAAAGCGAGGGGGTCGATGTAGTATTCGTGAACACGGTGGTTGCGAATGATGGATTCGATCTCGGTGGCGAGGTTCCGAATCAGCATCTGGGCGTGGATCTCGTGGTAGAGAAATACTTGGCCAGTGGGAGCTGTAGCAAAAAAGCTAACCGCGTGGGCCTTGGCGGGGTGAACGTCGATGAATACACGGATGGTGTAGTCTTTTGGAGGGTCAACGGGGGAGAGCCAACCGTGGGGGGCTTTCTCGTAGACATGAGTTTCACGAGAAAACATCGGGTAGATGGCACCAGCAAAGGAGCGAGGAATACCATGGATACGAGTGTCGATTTCATCTTGGTTGGATTCCCCAATATCAGCGCGGAACTGGGCGATGGCTTCTGGGGTGTTGTGGATATTGTCCATCATGGAGCCGGTAATGGCCCACTTGGAGGCGACCTCGTCGGTGTAGGGTTTGACAAGCCGTTGCTTGGAGAAAAGTGGTGGGAGGAAAAAGTCGTTGATCCAGAAGTGGACGGTGGGGGTGCAAAGAAACCAAGCAGCCCCTTGTCGGTCGACAAGGCCACGAGCAAGGGAGACAAACATTTCCTCTGGACAAGGCTCGTCGATGTGGAGTGCGTCCCAGTCGTCGGATTCGGTGGCTTGGTTGTTTTGCTTGAAGGTCTTGATGGTTTCAAAGTGGATGACAGAAACTCCGCCCCACTTGGACTTGATGTAGACTTTCTCGACCTTGCCTTGGGAATTCTTGGAGAAGTCAATAAAGGCAGCCTTGGGGAGGAACTTGAAAAGCTTGCCTTGGCCAGCCCCCTTCTCCATAGAGGTGAAGGTGGACTCGGCTTTGCCCCAGTCCTCCACAACGACACAGATTTTGACAGGCCGCTGGGGAATACCGATGGAGCGGCGGGGATCGTCCTTAGGATACCACACTCGCTCGCCCATGGCCCAGGCGATGTCCTCGGCGATGCCTGCGGTGGACTTACCCCACCGATTGCCCGCTCGGACATAACGACGCAAAAACCTAGCCGTGTGAAAAAGTTCCTGTCCAGGAGTCGGTTTGTAGAAATACAGAGCATTGTCCTCACGGTTGCGATCCCGCTCTTTGAGGAGAAGCGCCGCCCTCTTGCGGTCGGCTTCTGTCATTTCTAGGGTGGTGGAGGACATTAGATCTTCCAGGCGAGAAGCTTACCGGATACAAGCTTAATTGAGCTAATAGGAATGGGGTAGAAGCCAGGAGGGAAGACTGCATCGGCCAAGGAGTCTCCAGTGTAGCCTGGGGAAAGGCTGGTGTTTAGGACAATAGCGGTGTCAGCTACGTCCTCGATGGTTGCTTCCTGTAGGACAGTGAACCCAAAACAGTTGAGTCCAGTGTGAGCTGTGGTGTCTTTGATGTAGTGGTAGCCATTGCCACCAAATTGAAATTCCATATTAAACATCCTCCTCTTGTTGGTTTTTTAACTTTAATTCTTCCAGGTGCTTCAGTCTTCTCTCAGCCAGCTTCGACTCCTTGACTCTCAGATAGACGCCAGCCAGCATGAAAAGGACTGTAGAGCCTGCAACTGCTGTCTGAGTCACCAGCCCCACAAGATGCTCCGCACCTGGGAGAAGCTCGCTAGCCCCCAGCGACACCGTGGCGACTATAAGCGCCAAGACATCATGTGCCGGTTTGGCAAATTGGACCTTGTCAAACAAGTCCGTTAAGGAGTGTGTATGTGAAGTTGTTTCCATAGCGTGAACGGGATGATCTGAGAATATCACGAAATTCCAAAAAGTCAGAAACATTTTGAAAGACTTGGCATCCAGCTGAACTGGCATCCACACGAGCCGCCCTGTAATTCATGCGCCCCTCTGGTGGCACGGGTGCATGAATATTGATTCCGAAGTAGCCGGTATCTATAGTCTTCCGGTCGAGGTCAAAAGTCTGATTGCGGTTGCGGTCCCGGTAGACCTGGACTTCACCAGTCCTCTGGCAAAGCGCCTCATAAACCCCACGGTGCATGGAAAGCTGGTAGGCTGGGTAACGCCCCGGCACCAAAATCGCACACCCATCCGAGTTGAGCAGCCTGTCCACCAAAAACCTTTTCCCCGGCAGGGTGGTAGCTGGCCACTTTCTCAGCTTCCACATACCGTCATTTCTCCAAAACAAGGTCATCCAACAACTGTAGGTGTTGAACTCTGCCTCGGGATTCCGCACCCCTACCACATTGACGTTAAAGCCCTGGTTGGGCTTATCAAAAACCTTATAGCCCTGGTGGTCATGGCTATCGAGAAGTGCGTTAATTGTTGGTGGTCTCATCTTGAATCTTCTTGAGTTTTGCTTTAGCCCTCTCTAGCACCTTATTGAACTTCCTAGTATAATACCAGTCTCGAAAGCGTTCCCAAGTAGTGCTAAATACTACCCCGACTCTCACTTCTTCCTTCCGTCCCTTAGGACTCTGGTCTCGTTCTATCCAAGGTGTAAGGCTCATGGCTTTAAGGGCAGGGGACTTGGCGAGCGTGAGATCCGATCAGCCATTTGGTTCACGTCCTTAAGGGCGGCTACAACGCACGCAAGTTGCTCAGAACCAGCGACGACCTGATTTGAACCGCACAATTCCACATGGGAATTCGGCGAACTGGTCTTTCGTTTGACTTTGGAGTTGGAGTTGCTGTTCATGCCTTGAATCGGAGTATTATTGAAAGTTGTCCCGGACAGCACCAGCCTCCCAGAAGATGCTGCCCGGGTTGAGTTCCCACTCAAACCTCGCCTTTTTCAGGCGAAAAAATCGACCAGATAATACCCACAACCACCAATACTCCACCACTCAACTCTTGAGCTGTGGACTCATTGATGGTTCCGCGGGCGACCAGAATCCCCGATCCAATGGTAATCACATGGCGCAACACGCCCAACACTTGTGTCCTGTTCATAGGTTTTATTTTGGTTACTTTTACTAGCTTCTTCAAAGCCAGCACCAGCCTAGCCTGAAGAAAAAATTCTTTAAGTGAGCCCATAGCCTTAACCTGGAACCTCCACCAACGTAATCGGGTTGGAGAAAGAAGGACTAGATCCCACATCACAAAACACATTAAGTAACGCCACCGACACTGACCCGATCTTGGGTGCAATGGTAAAAACAAAGTCCCACTTGCCAGGGCTGCCTGGGTCCTCCCCAAAGGTCAGCCCTGCATCCACCGTGTCAAGCCCAGCCTTAAGTCCAACCAGAAAGCTAGCGGCGTCCGCATACTCCGTCCCCGGGGTATGGCTAGTCCCTACTGTCATCAGAGTCAACAGGACCTCGCTGGAAGCATCACAAAATTCAAAGTAGAGTCCACTCGACCAGTTGCTCAGACTATGTGTGACCTGGGGGCCGCCATACTCTTCCCCAGGATTGTAGGTCCACTCGGCGGGGTTGATGGTAAATGTCCATGTGGGATCACCTGGAGGCACTTCCTCCTCAGGAGCCACTGCCCCTTGTCCCAACCCAAGAGCCTGTCCAAGTCCCAACTTCATGCTTCCTTAAGAGCCTCCATCAGTTTGGCTTCCACCTCCTGTGGATCCAGCTCATCCACATCCCCGTCAAGCCTTGAGTCCCGACTACCAGGCACCAGCTTCAAAAAGCCCTTACTCCGGTCCATCACCTCTTTGCAGGCCGCAAGCTTTACGCTCTCACTCCCCGCTCCCATAGCCAGATCAAACAATTGCTGTAAGCAATCCCAAGCCATGGACTGCAACAACGGCGCTGGGTCGTTGTTGGACCTCAGCCCCTTCAACAGCTCCTTATACCAAGGTTGTCTCCTCAGAGCCCCGAGGGTCTCCGCCGTCACCCCCAAGCTCCCAGCAATCTCATAGCTAGGCACTCCCCTCAACTGCAACACCGCAGCCGCACTGTGCCAGGGCAATTGCTTCTTGACCTCGAGCGCCTCCAGTGGGTTAACCTTCAACTCCACCACGTTCCCACCGACTTGTGCACCCTGTTGACAAATGCCAGAGAAGTGTGCAGAGATTGCTTGCGCTCCTGGTGAGGGGAGGAGAGAGGGACCGGAGGAAGGTCGGGGGAGAGAAGCCACTAGGTGGGGATGGGTGGCGGAGGTGGAGGGAGGAGGATGGGGCGAAGCATGGGGAAAGATAGGGTGGGAAAGGGGGATAGGCAAGGGGAAAATTTGATTCAATTAGTGGTTGGGTGGAGAGGGGAGATTACAGGCCAGGGGCCTTTGCAGTCTTCCGGCCCTTTCAGTTGTCAACCGGGTTTACAAGCCTGCAAGCCCGGCGCTTGTGGCTGGGGGTGCTAGTGGCTACTCGCTTTCCCACATGTAAACCGATTTTCAAAAAATTTTCTAACGGGGGTGGATGCAATGGATCGCACCCCCGCGTGGGCAAGGTACCCTTTGGGATGGGGATGGGGAAGGGGGGCGAGAGGTGAAGGTGCCAGGGGGATGTAGGGAGTAGGGAGTCAATAATGGCGCCCGGAAAAAGAAAAGGAAATATGGAAATGAAAGAACATAGAAAAAAGCAGTTGACCCGTTTTTTGAGTGAACGGGGTGACGAGCACGAGGGAGTGGAAGGGCGCCTGTCAGTGGCAGCGCTTGAGATTCTCAGGGCGACTTTACAGGCGTTTCAAAGTTTCCCCGGTTTTGGGGGGCCATTGGGGACGAACTCAACACAACACTTGCGGGAACTTTGTGAAGATTTTCGAGCGCTTAGCGCGAAATCCGGTTGGGTTCCACTCCCCATTACAGCGGCGGAATTGGAGACACTGCTAGGCTGAACATAGGGACCGTGGAGAAATTCACGGTCCTTTAGTTCAGCTTACGCAGTGTAAGTTGAGAACAAAAGAAAGCAAAAAAGAATGAAATACTCGAAAGTTGTGAAAGCTGGTCAGTCCGTTGACAAGGATGGAAAAACCAACAAAAGTTGGATTGAGCAAAAGGTTATTGTGGACGGGACCGAACTGATGAAACTGGCGGATGATCCGGCCTTGCGCCAGCATTTGTCCCGGTATATCAAGCTCATGTCCCAGCATGACGCCTCGTCTTGTCACCGGGGCGGACGGAAAACCGGGAATGGCCCCGGATGGAAGTGGAACGCCGAGGCTTCGACCCTGACCCTGACCACCAAAGTCTGGGAGGAAAGGGAAAGTGGCGCCATAAGCGGGCAGCCGCACGGGCCGAGGCTGAGGCCAAGGTGGACGCCAAGATCAAGGCAGGGCAGTTGAAGCCCGCAATGCGGGCGATAGTTCTGGAGATGATGGGCTTTGGGGCCTAAGCCCTAGCCAGTCCTCCGCAAATCCCAGTCCTCACAAGGGGCTGGGATTTTTTGCGTCCAGATGTAAACCGAATTTGTAGGCACAAACGCCAGGGCCATGGCGCCAGGGCCGGTGGCCGCTTGCCCTTTCCCGGCCCGCAATCGCCCCGCCCTTGCGCCGCACCCCCCATCCCGCTATGGTAGGGCCGGACGCCATGGCGACGTCACCACGGGCACGCTAGGCCACTGCATCCCCGCATGCCCTTTCCCGCCCCGCATTTGCCCCTAGCGCACGCCGTCCCGCATCCCGCCCTTGCCATCCATCCCCCACCATCCGGCGCCCCACCGCGCCCCCTAGGCCCCCTAGCACATGCCCTGCCCCATTGCC